CTGCTTGCACGGCTGGCCTGTTTGGCTGGTATCAGATCGGTGGTCTGGCGGTCATCAAGAAGACTGCGGTTGCTACCTCGCCCCAGGTTGCGGTTTACCAGTCTGCTACGACTGGCCGCATCATGGCGACGGCTGCTTCTGGTAAGCAGATCCTGGGTGCGCGCTCTGCGAACCTTGCGAGCGTTACCTCGACCACCTCGACTGTTATCGTGTCGATCAACCGTCCTCACAAGCAGGGTGCGGTTGCCTAATGATTTTGCCATCCAACCTGGATGACACGATCCCTGTCGTTTGCAACGTGGGGGATTCCGAGATTTTGACAAACATTCGTTCGTCATCGCTTCGGAGTCTCCCATGGCTGCAAATGGCAGAACCGCGTTTAGATAAAGTTTTGATCGTTGGCGGGGGGCCTTCCGTGAGGGCTTTCCTGCCAACGATTAAGGCTTTGCGCGAATCCGGTGCCAAAGTCTTCGCCATGAACGGCACTATGAAGATGCTGAACGACGCCGGGTGTGGCGTTGATTATTTCATCCTGCTTGATGCCCGCGCCGAGTCTGTAAAGTTCGTGACCCAGGGAACGGCGTCTGAATACCTAATCGCCTCCCAATGCCCGCCCGAAGCGTTTGACGCTGTAAGCCCCGTGACCCTCTGGCACCCTAATTATGAGGGCGTCCGAGAAATTGCCGGTGACCGGGAGTGTGTATTTATTGGCGGCGGCAGCTCAGTTGGCCTTCAATCAATGTCTATTGCCTATGCCATGGGATTCCGCGACATCCACCTTTATGGCTTTGATAGCTCGTATTTGGATGGCGCTGGTCATGCGTATGCCCAAGCACAGAACGACGCCGACCAGCCCGAGGAGTTTACGGTTGGAGGCAAAGCGTTTCTGGCAGCGCCCTGGATGGCCCGCCAAGCGATTGAATTCCAAACCGCCGCCCAGCAGCTTGCTGATGGAGACGCCACAGTGGTTGTTCATGGCAGCGGTTTGTTGCCCACAGTCGCAGCCCAGATGGCTCAACCAGCACCAGAATTCAAAAGCGAAAAAGAAAAATACGAGGCGATGTGGGGCTTTGACAAATACCGAGAAGTATCGCCAGGCGAAGGCGCGGCGGCTGATTTTGTCAAACTAGCGGGCATCACTGATGCGTCATCCGTCTTAGACTTTGGCTGCGGCACGGGGCGCGGTGGCGCAAAAATTTATGAGATGACGGGCGCCATTGTTAATCTTGTAGATTTTGCCGACAACGCGCTTGATCCCGACATCGAACTTGATTTCATATCCGCTGATCTGTCGAAATCCATGCGCCTGTCTGCCGACTTCGGCTTTTGCTGTGACGTTTTGGAACACATCCCGACGCATCAGGCTGGTGATGTAATCAAAAACATTATGGAATGTGTAGATCATTGCTTTTTCCAAATATCCACAGTCCATGACAATATGGGCGTTCTAATCGGCCAACCTCTGCACCTGTCAGTGTTCGCGCACGATTGGTGGGTCGATAAATTCCAAGCATACGTCATAGACTGGTCGCACCAGACCGCAGACGCGTCTAGTTTCTACATTTCCAAACACTGAAAGGATCACATCATGGCTTTCCCCTCTCGTATTCTTGGTGCTGGTAACAGCCCGCTTTCGTCCTCCACCATTTGCGGCGACGGTGGCACTGGTTTGGTTGCCCTTGGCACGACTGCTGCAACCGCTTTGCAGCTTTCGGCGGTTTTCAACGCCATTACGACTTCCGCCGCCAGCACTGGCGTTAAGCTGCCGCCGACTGAAGTTGGCGCGATGGTCGGCATCCGCAATGACAGCGGCCAGACCATTACGGTTTATCCTTACGATACCAGCTCGACCATCAACGCGGCTGCGGCCAGCCTTAGCGTTGCGACGGCGAAGACCGTGCTGTTGTTCGCCACCTCTGCGACGACTTGGGCTTCGGTCACGACCGCGTAATGCCGATTCCTTCAAGAGTTCTTGGGGCTGGCGTAAACTCTCTTGCCACAGTGTCGATCTGTGGCGATGGCGTCACGGGTCTTGTTGCCGCAGGGACAACGGCTGCGACGGCCTTGCAGTTGAAGTTTGTCTATAATCAAGTTGCCACTACCGCCGCCAGTTCTGGTGTAAAACTGCCAATCACTGAAACCGGCGAACTAATTGTGGTCGCTAACGATGGGGCAAACTCACTCACGGTTTACCCGCAAACCGGGTCTACAATTGACGGTGTATCGTCCGTTTCTATCGCCACAACGAAACGTGCCTTCTTCATTGCCGTTAGTTTGACGGCCTGGGTTTCAATACTGGGAGCATAAAATGTCAATCGACAGCGATGTCGCCAATGCTGATTCGCACATGTTTGTTGAGTTCTACACCTTTGATCGGGAGCCGCATAAGGACGTTCCATTCGTCCGAATCATGTCTCCCGGCGACAAGACAAACATCATTGAGACGTTCGCAAGGGACTTTCACAAGCAGCGTTTCCCGCGCCAGTGGCTTCATTACCAAATGCAGAATGATGGGGGCGCGTTTATTGGAACGCCTCTTGCGGAATGGGCTACTGCAAAGCCAGAAGAGATGAGCGACTATCAAATGGCCGAGCTTGGGATTCTCAAATTCCAAACGGTCGAGCAAATTGCGACGGCCAGCGATGCGCAGCTTCAGCGGGTTGGGATGGGGTCGGTAGGGTTACGAGATCGGGCGCGGGAGTTCTTGAAGGCCAAGAACCAGAGCGCGACCAGCTCAGAACTTGAGGACACCAAGGCCGAACTTGAGAAGCTCAAGGCCCAAGTGGCGGCGATGTCGGAGTTTGTGGAGCGCAATAATGAAAAGCGCGGCCCAGGACGACCACGCAAAGTCGAATAACGAGGCTTAGATTATGTCCACCACGACGATGCTCCAACTGGTTCAGCAGGTCACGAACGAACTAGGCATTTCCACGCCTTCGGTTGTCGCCGGCAATACCAACCAGGACGTTACTCAGATTCTGGCGTTGATGAACGCAAATGGGTATGAGTTCCTGCGCAAGCATCCATGGCAGGCACTTACAAAGCAGCACCGTTTCTACACCGAATATCTGACGACCACTGGAACGTGGACGACGGCTGCGCAGACCATTACGGCAATCCCTTCCACAACTGGGCTTGATACGACCTATCAAGTGGTCGGGACGGGGTTTAACCAGGACACGTTCATCAGTTCTGTCGATTCTGGCACCCAGGTTACGGTCAATCAGGACATAGAGGAAGCCGCAACTGCCGGGACGCTGAACTTCCAAAAGATGCGTTACGACCTACCGTCCGATTACGAGGCTCTTATCCCGCGCACAATGTGGGATAAATCCAAGCACTGGGAGATGCTCGGCCCCGAGGACGCGCAACAGTGGGAATGGCTCTTGTCCGGTTATATTAGCACCGGTCCTAGAGTTCGCTGGCGGCTGTTCTCCGGCTACTTCCAGATCTGGCCGGGGTTCTCTAGCGCCGAATATCTGGGGTTTGAATACCGGTCTAAGGGCTGGGCTGAAAGCTCTGCCGGCGCGGTCAAGAATAGCTTTACGGTTGACACCGATACCTGCATCTATCCTGATCGGCTCATCGTTAACGCTACAAAGCTGAAGTATTTTGAGGCTAAGGGCTTTGATACAACGGCGATGTATCGGAACTATGAGGAGGAAATGGAGGCTGCTAAGGCTCTGGACATGAGTTCTGCCAACCTTTCCTTTGCGCCTCGGCCTGGGACCGTTCTCATTGGCTACGATAACATTCCAGATAGCGGTTACGGGGATTCCAGCACATGAGGAGACCCCAAGCATCATCGGCGGGGGTTGCCTCTTTACCATCTCCTATCGGCGGCTGGAACGCTCGGGATTCCATTGCCAATATGGCTCCAGTCGACGCCGTGCAGCTTGAGAACATATTCCCAAGCGTTTCCAACGTTGTGCTTCGGGGTGGCTATACCAATTGGGCGACAGGGTTGCCGGGGCAAGTCGAAACACTTATGGCCTATGCCGGTGCCGCCAACAACGAGTTCTTTGCGTTCAGTGTAACCGGCCTTTACGACGTTACGCTCGGCGGTGCAGTCGGCGCTGCGGTGGTTTCTGGACTCTCCAATGCTAGGTGGGAATACACCAACATTTCGACCAGCGGCGGCAGTTTTCTCATGGCCGTCAACGGAGTGGATAACGCTCTTTTGTATGACGGGACAACCTGGTCAAATCCCACCATTACGGGCGTCACAGACAATGATTTAGACAACATTACGCTGTTCAAAAACCGCCTTTGGTTTATTGAGAAGGACAGTCTCAAGGCTTGGTATTTGCCAACGTCTAGCATTGGCGGGGCTGCTGAACAATTCGATTTGCGCTCGGTTGCGAGGCTCGGCGGCTATCTTGTGGGCATGGCGACTTGGACGATTGATGCCGGGTTTGGGTCTGACGATAACTTGGCGTTTGTGACCTCCAAAGGCGAGATCATCGTCTACCGAGGCACCGATCCGGCTTCGGCCTCAACCTGGGCGTTGATTGGCGTCTGGTCGCTGGGAGCGCCTTTGGGGCGGCGGTGTTTCTTAAAATACGGCGGCGATTTGCTGTTGCTGACATTGAGCGGCCTCTATCCGCTTGCCACTGCCTTGCAGACCGCGCAGGCGACAGCTACGGCTTTGAGCGACAAAATCCAGGGTGCGTTCGGGGCTGCGGCTGTTCTATACCAGAACACTTTTGGCTGGCAGATTGTGTTTTCGGCAAAGAACAATGCGGTTTGGGTTAATGTTCCGGTTGCCATTGGATCGCAGCAGCAATACGTGATGAACGACATTACGAAAGCCTGGTGCAATTTCACCGGCTGGGCCGCAAATTGCTGGGAAATATTTGATAATACTGCGTATTTTGGCGGGAACACGGTTGTCGGTAAGGCGTGGGATGATAGTTACGCCGACAACAATACGGACATCAATGGCAACGCATTGCAGGCGTTCAATTATTTTGAAAGCCGTGGCATAAAGAAATACTTTACCCGCGCTCGCCCCAGCGTTTTTACAAATGGCACTCCGCAGATAGAAGTCGGAATGAATGTGGATTTTGAGGTTGCCGACACCTCTGGCGCTTTATCGTTTGCGCCAATATCCTCTGCGGTATGGGATACTGGCCTGTGGGATTCATCCACCTGGGGTTCTGAGCTAGTGATTACGAATAATTGGCAGGGAATCACGGGTATCGGTTATTGTGGAGGCCTAAGATTCAAGACTGCATCACAGGGGCTTCAGATCGAATGGGCGGCGACGGATGTGGTCTTCCAGCAAGGTTGGGCTGGCATATAGTTAGCGGAAATGCGGTCGGAGAATGGGTCGCGGCGCGGGTTGACGGGCATTATTCCAAAGAGATTGCAACGGCAATAGGTTTAGAACGGGACGGTAATATAATTGCGGGCGTGATTTACGAGAACTGGAACAGGCGTTCTATTGTTTGCCACATTGCTGTTGAAGGACGTTTGACACCTAAGTTTATAGCGGCGATTTTCGACTATCCGTTCAATGTTTGCGCGGTTGAAAAAGTAATATCGCCTGTCGGAAGCGGAAATATAAAGAGCCAGCGGTTGGCGACTAGCATGGGATATGTAGAGGAGGCGCGGCTCAAAGACGCGCATCCGGACGGCGACTTGATACTTTATACGTTGAAGCGGTCTGACTGCCGTTTCCTTGGAGAGAACTATGGGAAAAAGCGCACCAAGCCCACCACCAGCCCCTGATTACGCCGCAGCCGCAAGGGAACAGGGTACGGCCAACATTGAGGCGGCTCGGGCTTCGGCCAAGCTGTCAAATCCCAATATCATTGGCCCATACGGCAACCAAACCGTCAAATATGGCTCTGGCGGCATCTTTGATGAGGCTGGCTACAACAGGGCCATGCAGGCATTTTCCGCCACTGGTTCCGGCGCTAAGGGGCCAGCCCCAACACAGGCTCAATATCAAACGACTGATGACGAAGGCAGAAGCGCAGATGACGTTCAAGCCTATCGAAACGCTCAGCTAGATTACTTGTCCTCAAAGGGCGTTGCCCCGACGCGTGAGCAATACACGACGGGCATGGATATGGACATCCCGACCGTCACCCAGACGCTTACGCCGGAAGGCCAGGCTACGGTCGAGGCCCAGCAGCGCGTCAGCCGCCGGTTGGCCAACCTTGGCGAGCAGGGCATTGGGACGGCGCAGCGGGTGATGGGAGAAGCGTTTAACCCAACAACGCCGGGTCTGAGAACCTCATTTGATACCTCAAATCTCGCTGCCATGCCGGTCAACGCCGGGATGACCGGGCAGAACGCCATCATGTCTCGTTTACAGCCGCAGATTGAGCGGCAGCAAGCCAGCACCAGGCAGAACCTAGCCAACCAGGGCATCGGATCCGGCAGCGAAGCGTACCGCAATGCCATGACTGACCAGGGCCAGCGTGAGAACGACCTTTACACCCAAGCCGCGCTACAGGGGATCGGCCTGGACACTGCCGCCCGTAGTCAAGGATTCAACGAGCAGCAAGGAATTGCCGCTTTTGAGAATCAGGCGCGGCAAGCCCAGCTTCAGCAGGAAGCCTACCTTCGGCAGCAGCCGTTGAACGAAATCACCGGATTAATGTCAGGGTCGCAGATTCAGCTTCCCCAATTCCAGGCGTATCAGGGCCAGCAGATTGCCCCGCCACCGATATTCGCCGGCGCACAAGCGGCTGGGCAAAACGCGATGCAGAACTATGGGATCAACTCGGCCAATACCAATGCCGGGAACGCTGGGTTGATGAGCGGCATCGGAACCGCTGCGTCAATCGGTATCGCTTTGTGATGCTTGGATTGGCCTTCTCAGGCGGCAAAGACTCGTTGGCGTGTTGGTATCTATCTCGATCTCAGAACCCTATTGTGTTCTGGGTTAACACAGGAAAGGCGTATCCCGAAACTCTGTCGATCGTTGAAGAAGTCCGTGATGACAGGTTTGTCGAGGTTAAGGTGGACCGGGAAGCCCAGAACGAGAGTCAGGGAACTCCATCCGATCTTGTTCCGATGGATTGGACGGAGTTCGGGATGTCGGTGGGCATTAAGCGGCCCATAAAGATACAGTCGAGTTTCAGTTGCTGTTATGCAAACATCGCCGAGCCACTTATGGCTGCTGCCAAAGCGCACGGGGTGACCCACTTGATACGAGGTGAGAGGTTTTCTGAAAACCGGAAATCGACCTCCAAGAATGGCGATTTGGTGTTCGGCATTACGTTTCTGCACCCGATAGAGGACTGGTCAGAAGAGCAGGTATTGAGTTTCATCAAGAAGGAGCGCGGCTCGGTCCCAGAACATTTCGCCATCAAGCACTCAAGCCTGGATTGTTACGATTGCACGGCGTTCATGGAAGATTCGGTTGATCGTGTCGCGTGGACTAAGAAGGCGCATCCGGCCTTCTACGAGAAATATGCAGAGCGTTTGAACCTTGTGAGACAAGCCTGTGCGCCTAGCTTGAAGCTGTTGGAGAGTTAAGATGCCGAATACATATTACAACCCCATGGCCGCTGGCCCAGACAATCGCCTTGCCACCAGGGAGGCCCTCGCGGAGGCGTTGCGCCAGCAGCAGTTTCAGCGGGAGCAGGTGCAGATGCCGGGGAGTCCACCATCCAGCGGCTCGCTCCTGAGCAAAGATGATAGGGATGCGTTGAAGGCATATTCCAAAGAGGACGCCGCAAAGAGCAAAGACCCGATGAACCTTGCTACCGCTGCGGATGTTGCTGACCGAGCAGAAGGCATCGCTATGGGATCTGGGTATTCTCCGCTGACTGTCGGCCAGAACATTGGTAATATGAGCTGGTGGGACCAGCTTAAGGACCAGTATGGTCTATTCGGTGGCGCTGGTGGTGGGTTTGGTGCCGGTGGTGGGCAATAGAGAATTGATGGAGCGTTCCGATGGCTAACCAAATCGCGTCATTCAATATGCCGACTCAATATGACCTGGAGCGGTCGAAGATTGACCGCGCCCAAAGGATGGCGGAGATGCTCATGCAGCAGTCCCAGGCGCCAGCGGAGCAGTTCAGTTACGGCGGCTATACCGCGCCCACATCCCCAATTACCGGCGTGAGCAAGATCATCCAGGGCCTGATGTCGCAATACCAGATGGGGCAGGCCGACGATAAGCTGGAGGCCCTGGGCGTGAAAACGCGTGGGGAAGCTGCGGATTGGATGCGTGAGCTTGGTGCAGCGCAGGGCGCGCCAGCGGTTCCTGGTCGGCCTGCCGTTCCCGGTCTTGTTGACGCCACTGGGGTGGATTACGTTGACCGTGACGACCCCGCCGGGTCGCAGTCAGTTTCGATTTCTCCTGAAGGCAAAATCCCGACTATGCCAGGCATGGGCGAAGGGCCGAATGTTGGGGTTGCCGAGTCGGCGGGGTCGCCTGAGGTTCCGCGTCTTGGCAAGGCGGCAATGTTTGATCTGCTTGCCAGAGGGCAGGGCAATCCGGTTTCTTCTGGGCTCGCCAACGCGCAGCTCGCGCGACTGCTCGCTCCGCCGGAGTTCAAGGCGGTCGGCGTTGACGATCGAACAGGGACTTTGGACACCAGCACAGGCCGGTGGACAGAGACAGCCGGCGGTGAGCCTAGCAAACCGTATCGCGGGACCGGAGAGGGTGCGCAGGATTATAACATCCTCCTCACGGGCGATCCTAGGTCCGCTGTTTATGCTGCAGCTTTCAACCGGCAGGCCGCGCCGCGAACATTCCAAGACCCGTCCACCGGAGAAATCATCAGCAGAGTCCCGGATATGACCGCCTTCCAGCGGCCTCTAGGCGGGGCCTCTGTGGGCGGCGAGCGGATGGGCGCTCCTGGCAGCACAACGGCGGCGGCGCCCCCGACCACTGGGCCAACGCGGCCTGATGTCGTGAAGCTCAAGGAAATCAATCTTGGGTTATCGGGAATTGAGACCGCGCTTGTCAGTTATGAGCGCGCGATAAATGAAGCATCGAGCGCTGACTTCACCGATGCTGTCCTAGGTGGCAGAACGCCCGGCGGGGCGAGGCTGCGGGCCGCGTGGACAAATTTTGCGCTATTCGCCAAAGATGAGGCCCTATACAAGCTCGGGGTTCTGGCTGGCCCTGACCTCAGTCTAATTGAAAAAGCAATCCCAGACCCGTCAACATTTTCCGGTGCTGCAAGGACAAAATCTTCACACCAGGAAGGCATCAACCAAATACGTGATATTTTGCAGGCGCGGCGATCTGCTGCGAACAAACAGTATGGCGGAGCGCCCGCAAGCGGCACCTCGCAGCCTCCGGCTGGCGGGCCGCCTAAATCCCAGGACTTTAATTGGGTGCCTGGCAAGGGCTTGGTGCCGAGATGACAACCGTTAATCTCCCCGACGGCAGGCGCATCACCTTCCCAGACGGTATGGGTGAGGCGGATATCAGTTCGGCCATCGGGCAGATCATGGGGGGCCAAGCCGCGCCGGAAGCGGTGCCTGAGAATACCATTGGCCGCCAGCTTGGCCTTGGCGCGCGATCGGCTGTGTCGGGGCTAACAGCAATCCCTGGCATGGTCTACGACGCCGCCTCCGCGCCGTTTAATATTCTCCGCATGGGGTATAACGCCGCCATGGGATCAGAGGGCGGCTTTATTCCAAGCGCTTCATCGCGCGCGTCTGAGGCAATGGACGCCCTTGGTGCGCCAAAGCCTTCCGCGCCAGCCGAGCGGACCGCCGGGGCGGTGATCGAAGGCATGGCCGGCGCGATGACGCCAATCGGCGCTGGACGCGCCATTGCCGAAAAGTCAACTAGCGCGATGGCGAAAAAGATAGGGGAACTCCTGGCCGCTGGGCCTGTTATTCAGACAGCAGCCGGGGGCGCTGGCGGCTTCGCGGAAGAGGCGGCACAGCAGGGCGGGTTCGGACCCTTGGGGCAGGGCGTTGCTGGCCTTGCGGGCAACGTTGCCACAGCGGGCGGTCTCACTGCCGCTGGCGTGGGGATCAATGCAACGCTTCGCCGGCTGGCTCAAGGTAAGGCGCATCTAAACGCTGGCGAGCGGACAATCTCAAACATCATCCAGGGCATCGGAGAAGGCGACCTATCGGCTGGGATTGACCGAGTGCAGCGCCGTTTGAAAGCCAGCCCAGACACGGCGCTAGTTGACGTTCTTGGTGAATCTGGCGTGAAAAAGGCCCGTGCCTCGACGAATATAGAAGGCCCCGGCGCGAACCGGGGCGCCGCGTTCATAGAAGAGCGCCAAGGAGGGCGCGGCCCCCGGATGCAGCAAGCCGCCGATACGCTTGCGCCAGAAGGATTCTATGACGAGCTTGACAGACTCAACACGGGGCAGATGGCAAAGGCAAAGCCGCTTTACGAAGAAGCGCACTCTAAGCCTATCGCCGTTGACGACCACCTGATGCGCCTTTCGCGCGAGCCGGCGATTCTTAGCGGCTTAAAGGAAGGTCTGGATGCAGACCGCATGTTGAGTGTCAGAAAAAATACGCAGTTCGACCCAGGGCAATACGCTGTGACGGGATTCAATCCTGCCGGCGACCCGATCATTGGGAAAACGCCAAACCTTAGAATGTTCGATGCCGCAAAGCGCGGTCTGGACACCATGATTGCGAACGAAAGAGACCCCGTTACTCAAAAATTAAGCACCAGAGGCGGCCAGTTGGAAGGTCTACGCCGTGACTTTGTTGCAAAGCTCGATGAGATGACGACCGACCAATCTGGGAGATCTGCTTACAAGGAGGCTCGGGCCGCCTGGGCAGGACCGGCCAGCGTAAAGGATGCAATGTGGGCTGGGCGAAAATTCGCTCAAGGCGACAGAGAGATAAAGGCGGCGGCTTTCGCCAAGATGAATGAGGGCGAGCGCGATGCGTTCAAGATGGGAATCCGGCGTGAAATAACAGGGATGATTGACTCGAACACGCAGCTCGCGCCGGGTAAGTTTGCCAGCAAACATGCCGGCTTGTGGAAGCGGCTCGAAGATATATTTGACGAGAAGGAATTGTCGGCGTTTCGCCGCGAAACGGATAGCGAAGTCCGCAAGCTGGCGACCGAGCTTGCGGTTGGTCCGAGGGCGGGGTCGCAAACAGCCGGATTGACGCAGGATATTAAGGACTTGAACACGGTGCCTTCCGAGTTACAGGACGCTGCTATCCAGGCGCTATCGGGGAATCCGGTGCAGGGCATAATTTCTGCGATGGGGTCATACGCCAGAAAAAAGACGGGTCCGAGCGTATCCACGGCATCCGACCTCGCTGCGGCTTTGTTTGAGCTTGACCCTGCGAAGCAGGCCGAGATACTCAAAAAGCTAAATCAAACGCCGCGCCTTGCAAGGCAGAACCCAGATGTGCGGGCGCTTATCGCTGCGCTGCAAACCAACATAGCCACACAAAATTATGAGGGTCTTGACCAATGAGCTACAACGGCGCGGGCGTATTCGTAATCAACTCCACGGGGCAACCTGTGGTCACCGGGACGGTCATTAGTTCGACCGCCTTCAATTCGCTCACCGCCGATCTGGCGACCGGTCTATCAACGGCCATCACCACGGACGGGCAGAGCGCGACGACTGCCCGAATCCCGTTTGCGGCTGGCATTGACTCGTCCCTGACGACTGACGCGACCAGCACTGCGACCGGCTCGATCATCACGGCTGGCGGCGTTGGCGTTGCGAAGTCGTTGTGGGTTGGCGGGCTGGCGAACATCGCGGGTGTGCTGACGACCATTGCCCAGACGATTACATCCGCATCTGCGAATGCCTTTTCGGTTGGTCGGGTTGGGACAACGAATCCGGCGTTCAACATTGACGCCAGCACGGCGCTGTCAGCAACCGGCGTCAACATCAAGGCTGCGGCTGCGGCTGGTGGTGTGGCTGTTAGCGTCCTGTCGAGCGGCGCGAATGAGGACCTGACCGTCAACGCCAAGGGGTCTGGCACGATTGGTATTGGCAGCATTTCCACTGGCGCTGTGACCATTACCCCGGCGACTACTTTATCCAGCACCCTTGCGGTGACTGGAGCAACCACCTTATCTACGCCCCTGGGTGTTGCGAGTGGCGGCACTGGAGCAACAAGTCTTAGCGGGCTTTTGCAGGTGGGGACAACAGCGACCACAACGGTCGGATATACTTTTACGTCTTACAACATTGGGACGGTTTCAAGCGGGACTACGACACCCGCAGCCGCTAATGGAAATTACCAATACTATACCAACAATGGCGCTCATACTTTAGCATCTCCTGCTGCTGATTCGGCAATGGATATTCTTGTTACTAACGGAGCATCAGCGGGCGCTATTACTTTTTCTGGTTTTACAGTTGGCGCTTCAACAGGAGATGCCTTGACCACAACAAATACAAACAAGTTTATTATTTCAATTCGGCGTATTAACTCAATATCCACATACCTTATTAAGGCTCTGCAATAATGTCTGTCTGTGCAGTTGTAGATATTTCCTCATTCAATATTGTCAACATTATTGTTGCAAACCCTAATGATGAGGCTTTTCCTGGAACATTTTTTGTGGAAGTGCCAGAAGGCAAGAGCGTTGGGTTAAATTCACTTTACACAAAAGCAGGGACATTTTTATCGCCCGCAGAGCAAAGATTCTATGCCATTGATGGGGCTCACAATGCAGAACCTTGTAGTCTTAATGAAGCGATAGAGATAGTCACCAAGGATATCAAATTGATTGCGGCAGACATTGCTTCATCTTCGGTTGATGAATCCTATAAATTAAGCGTCAACAATTATGCTGAATCTTTAATATCGGCTATTCAATTTATTTCGTTTGATGATCTCGTATCATATTGGCCGACAGGATGGCCGCAGGTGTCAGCATGACTCAGATATTTATTACATCTGGAACAACATATTCTGTACCAGCGGACTGGAACAATTCCAGTAATACTGTTGAATGTATTGGCGCTGGCGGCTCTGGCGCAAGCAGATCAAGTTCCGGCACGGCGACCGGAGGCGGCGGCGGAGCCTATTCCAAGATTACAAACCTGACGCTTACTCCCGGTGGCACGGTCACGGTTGCGATTGGTTCTGGTGGTGCAGGCGTTACTGGAAATACTGCTGGCAACACGGGCGGTGACACTTATTTTAATGGCGCTTCGTTAGGCGCGTCATCCGTTGGAGCAAAAGGCGGATCTGGCGGTACCACTACTGGTGCATCAGCCCCTGGCGGCGTTGCAGCGTCTGGTGTCGGATCTGTTAAATACTCCGGTGGAGCTTCTGCTTTGGCCACACCGGGCGTTGAGGGCGGCACGGGTGGCGGTGGCTCGGCTGGGCCTAATGGGGATGGCGGTAATAGTGCGGCTGCAAGCCCTATTATCGGCAGTAACGGTGGCACTGGCGGAAATGGTTCTGGCGGCGCTGGGTCCGCTGGCGTTGCAGCTGGCGCTTCTAGTGCTGGCGGCGCGGGAACAGAGTTTGACGTAACGCACGGGTCCGGCGGCGGCTCAGGTGGCTCATTCAACGGTGGTGGAGCAGGAACGCATACGACCGGGGCTGGCGGTGCTTACGGCGGCGCGTCTGGTGGGGCGCAGTCTGGCGGCGGCAATGCGGCAACGTCTGGGGCTGGCGCTCAGGGGTTAATCGTTCTCAATTATACTCCAGCAAAGGTTTATAATTGGAATATGCCAATGATGGGGATTTAGCATGACCGAATCCGATAAAACCGCTCTCGACTGGGTGGCGGGCGGCGTCACGGCGGCAACCTTCTTCGGATGGCTTCCCAACATCGTCGCCCTGCTCACCCTCGTTTATCTGTTGATCCGGCTTTTTGAAACTCAAACCGTGCGGCGATTGCTTCGCGCTGTGTGCGCTAGTTGCGCCGCTTGGTGGGAGGCGAAATAGTGTTCGGGATTGACGATGCGGTAACTGCAATCAGCACGACGCTCGGCAAGATTATCGACAAGGTGTTTCCCGATCCGCAGGCAGCCGCGCAGGCAAAGGCGCTGCTCATGTCGGCGGAGGCTCAGGCGGAAATTCAGCGCACCCAGACCGAGCTTTCGGCCATCATAGCCGAAGCCAATAGCCAAGATCCTTGGACTAGCCGTGCCCGCCCGACATTCCTTTACATCGTGTATGTGTTCATCCTCACGGCGCTGCCAATGGGCGTGTTGTTCGCCGTAAAACCGGAGGTCGCGGGCGGTATTGCCGCTGGCGTCAACGCTTGGCTAAATGCGTTCCCAGACCAGCTATATTGGCTTTTCGGTGCCGGATATCTTGGATACACTGGCGCGCGCAGTTTCGACAAATGGCGCGGAACGACGCCGGCCAAATGATTGAGAACTTCGCCCCGTCTCTTGCGCTGGTCCTGGCCCACGAAGGCGGCTTCTCCAACCACCCGAAAGACCTAACCGGCGGTATGACCAATCTGGGCATCACAAAACGGGTCTGGGACGACTACAAGGGCATCAAATCGACCGAGGCCGAGATGCGGGCGCTGACCGTCGAAATGGTCACCCCGATCTACGCTCGATATTGGCGCAAGGCCAGATGCGACGAGCTGCCTCTAGGATTGGACTACGCGGTGTTTGACTGCGCGGTGAACTCAGGGGGGCTAAGGAGCGTAAGGCTTCTCCAGGCCGCTCTGGGGGTCGCTGATGACGGTGCCATTGGCCCACGGACCATGGAGGCCATCCAAGCGGTCCCAGCATCGGCTTTGATTCACGATATGTGCGAAGCCCGGTTGCGCTTCCTGCGCGACCTGGCCCCGTTTGGCGTGTTCGGCAAGGGCTGGACGCGGCGGGTCGAGGACGTTCGTCGTTCGGCAACTGAGATGGCAACCAACACAGGGGACATAAATGTTTAGGCGCCTGATTATTGCTACCGTTTTGCTGCTCAACGCCAATCCGCTCCTCGCTGCGACGGTCGGCATCTGCCATGCCCCGTTTGCCCTCTGCGCTGCGTCTGGGACGACCCCGACCGGCAACACCATCGTCGTCAACGGCACGACCTTTGCCGAGGGCATGAGCGTTTGCCCGGTCCTGACCGGCGACAGCGTTGCCGACCTCGACCTGATGGGCGGCTCATGCGACAGCCAGCCGGGGTGGGTGTGGTCGCTGTTCGCCCCGATCCAGAGCTTCCCCCAAGCCCCGACCTGGGAGGTCGTCACCGCCCAGCCGCGCACCTTTGTGACCACCTCGGAGCCTGGTGGTGGCATGAGCAATATGTGGTCATTCCCTTGCAAGCTTTCGCGGGTCACGAACAACGGTGTCGTTCTGGCTGAGTGCCTTGGCCCCATGAACGAGTCGCCCAATGGCGCCGCTCCGATCCCCGCTGGCACTAAGGTCATCACGCAGGCCCCTGTGGGGGTGGCAAACCCGGTTGGCGGCAACGTGCCGTGACCCTGATTGCCGACACGCCCTACATTGAGGCATTTCTCCGCCGGGAATTCCTATATGACGAAACGGCGCACGTTGGCGAGTTCGTGCCTTGCGTGGTGTTCGGCTTCCGAGCTGAACCGGCGCGGGTGCCGATGTTCCAGATCATGTTGGACTCCGGTGCCCAATGGGCACGGGTGCCGATCCACAAGCTCTGTAGCAAGCCCTGCGAGCCTTTGGCGGTGGAGCAATCGACCTGGTGGGACTCATACGGCTACGAGTTCTCCGTCCACAGCTTTGCGTTTCTAAAGAACATGACCGTCACGGCGATGGGGCGGGATAAGGTTATCCGCAAGGGCAAGTATTTGTTCACGGTGGACTGGATGAAGACCGGCTGGAGCGAGGTGCCTGACCAGCACAAGAATCATCACGTTATTGCGCTGGATGACGGTCCCTGGATCGCATACCCGAATAACCGGTTGGTCTGGCACGACCCGTCCTGGATCGAGCCAGCACCGGACCGGGAATGGCGGACGCCTACGCGGAGCTATGCGGTGGAATGATCACTCCGGTGTCTCCCCGGCCATCTCGCCGGCCAGAGCGATGTAGCCGGCAGCATCCACCCAGTTGTCTGCGTGATCTGGATTCTGGCTGGCGCGGGCGAGCTTTAACGCCGCCATCATCAGCGCAACCCGCATCGGGCTGACCGAGAAACCCAAGATCGCGGACCACGTCTCCGCGATTACCTTGTGCATCTCATAGGCATCGCCGTAGGTCACGGCCCGGTCGTTGTTAATCAAGGTCTTGGCCGTGTCCAGGATTTCATCGCGTGTCATCGCAATTCCTCAAATGTTTGCCGAAATTTACGGTCGGCACATCGCGCCACTCAAACTTGATATCCACGGTCACTCCTGTCTGGGCCGTGCGGTTGTGTCAGCCCTCATCGCCCATCCCACACTTGCAGGATGAAACACTGATCGGCCCCTTCACGCGCTCGACCATCAGCCCATCCATGACCATTCCCCCAATGAACTTCTGTAGGTCGTCCCGGTTGAAAATGGGGTTATCCACGTATGCTTCAACGACGCATCCGCACGGTTTTGTGCCAATGTATGCAAAACCGGGCAGGGCGGCGTCTATCGAGGTTGTGTAAGCGGGCAGCGAATCTGGGTCTAAGACTTTTGCAATATCAAAATCCAGGTCAACGTTCCCCTCGCTCGCCTGTGCCAGCCGATCTATGAGTCCATGACTAGACATGTGCGGCACCTCTGCGCTGAGTGCGCTGGCGGCTTCGCGGAGAAGGTCGGCGCATTCGTCAAGCCCGGTTGCTGCCGCGCGGGTTGCCATGCCGTCAAGCCGCTCCGCAAGTTCCTTGCGCGCCGGGTCTAGCGTGTCAGTCGGCATCACTTCTCTCCTTTGCCCAGTGCTGCGCGGGCTATCCGGCGCATTTCGGACAACGTGTCGGCCAGTTCCATATCCGTCAGCGCCGCTTCCAGCACCCGCACCCGCTCGGATTGCGCGATGGCCGTTGGGTCCGCGCTGATAGTTTTTTCATTAGTCACAATTTCCCCCCTTTCTCGGCAATCAGCCCAAGCTGCCGCATCCGCCGGGAAGCTGCGGATGGCGTTGAGTAGCCGAGAGCCTCTGCTATCTCCACAGTTGTCGCGCCGTCGCGACACATCTCGCGCATGAGCCGGTCGCGCTCTAACGTGTCGTAGGGGTTTTTGTCAACGCCGACATCGCGCCGCTTGCGAACCTGCACTGCGGACGGGGCTTCCTTTGCCGCCGCGGCTTGACGCAGCATACCTGGGCCACTTTTGTAAGAAATCATAGCGATGCCCCGACAATAGATATCACCCCGACCAAAGCGATGACGGCGACCGCGAGCGCCCAAGGCCACAAGCTCCGCATGGCCCGTTCCGCTCGATAATTTTCTGAGCGGCGGCGGAGCTGGTCTTCCGAAAAGTTAGCCGATTCGTGCCACCAGTTTTTCATGCCGCCACCTGCCTGGATTTGAGTTCCGCACCGGCGCGGTGCTGCACATCGATTAGGTGGCGCATCGCCACGATCCGGCTCGCGTCGTAGCGCGTGACGCGCTCGGTCTCGATCTGCACGAGGCGACGATAAGCCTCGCGGGACAGGTCTACCAGCTCGTCTTCCGACAAGATATAGAGGTCGGCGTCGGTATAGGGGCGATCAACGTCAACCATTTTTCTGGGCCTCCTCATATGCGGACAGAACGTCGTAGAGCGGGTCACCATCGACTAAAAACAACTTCACCTCCGGTGAATCGTCAGACCACGACCCGATTGTGACTGCGCGATATTGCTGGCCGTTCTGCGAAACGTCAGTGCGCGCAGAAACCTGCATTCTGGTGTTCGGGTGAATCGAGATTGAAGTGTGCGCAAAAGCCATTGTCGTCTCCATTGTTTTGCGGTCTATGCCGCCTGGGCTACCCCTTGCTTGTATTCCTCGATTCCTACGTTGTAAAGCGAGAATTGAGCTTGACGCGCCCCGCGTTGTCTGCCTTTATCAAAATCCAACAGCACAGGAGACAGCGATGGCAATCGATTCAGACGATCAGGCTTTTCCAGGATCGGGATTAGGAGACGATCTCCCCGGCATGTCGTACAGAGAGTGGTTGGCCGGCATCATTGTTGCGAGCCGTTACGGTGACTCCAAAGGCCCCGCCTACGACCACGGCCCCGGCTACGACCACAGCGGGGTTCTTGTGGACGCCTGTGTGCGCCTCGCTGACCAGCTTATTTTGAGGCTAAATAAAAACACCTGACGAAATGGAGAACACCAATGACCATCATCTATAACCAGCCTGCGTCTAGCTATTTCGCCATCGACGCGTTGTCGGCCAGCGGTGCGAAGCTGCTCAACCGCAGCGCGGCGCACTACCTCCACAACAAAGAGAACCCAGCCAAGCCTTCGGCGGCGCAAATGTTCGGCACTCTCGTCCATTCGTTGGTGCTGGAGCCAGAAACCGTCAACGCGCTCTACGCCGCGTCCCCGAAATTCGACAAACGGACAAACGCTGGCAAGGCGGGGTTTGCAGAGTTTGAGGCCGCTAACGCTGGAAAAACGGTAATTGATTTGGACGACTTCCAGCGCGCCCAGCGGGCCGCGACGGCTGTGCTGGATCACCCGACTGCCGGCGCTCTTCTCGCGCTTGCTCAACACCGGGAAGTGACCGTGCTGTTCGAGCGATACGGAGTGCAGTGCAAAGCCCGCATTGATGCTGTTTTTGACTCAACCGTGCTGGACCTAAAAACGACTCGGGACGCATCGCCAGCGGCGTTTGCCCGTTCGTGTGCGGCCTATCAGTATCACGCGCAGGCCACACATTATATCTACGCCGCCGAGGAGTCTGGACTGATCCGCGAAGATACCGAGGATGAAACGCGCTTTTTCTTCGTTGCAGTCGAATCTCTCGAACCGCACAACGTCGCGGTCTACGAGTTGACAGCCGCCGACCACTTAGCAGGCCATAATCTCATGGTCAAGGCTGCGAAAGTCTACCAATCGCTGTCGGACCCGCATCAGTGGCGCGGCTACCCCGAAGCCGTCACCACAATCGCGCTGCCCTGGAACGGAGGCTTCGATGCCGAGTGACCACAAATCCATTATGGTCGAGATCGAGCGCCTCAGGGTCAAGCAGGGCCTATCGGTCAGAGATATGTGCCAGTCTTTGCCGTCAAACAACATATATTGGTATGCCGCGAAGCGAGGGCGCGACAGCCGGTTCTCGACCGTGCAGGCGTTCGCCAACAGGGTCGGCCTCACGCTCAAGCTGGTCAAGCTGGTGAAGAAATGATTCTTGGCATCGACCCAGGCGGCGGCGGTGCATTATGTTTTGCGGACTTCGAGAAGGGCTTGCTCGACATCGTGGACATGCCGGTCGTCGAGGTGCTGCGCGGGAAAAAGCGCAAACGCGAAATTAGCGCGGCCATGCTGGCCGCAGTGATACGCGCCAGACGCCCGGATGTCGCGTGGCTTGAGCGGGTTTCGGCACGGCCGGGGCAGGGGGTGTCTAGCATGTTTGCCTTCGGTCGAGGGGTGGGGACGCTTGAAGGTGTCCTAGCAGCTCTCGAAATCCCAACGCACTACGTCACGCCGCAAAAATGGCAGAAGGCCGTTCAGCAACGCGAAGGCAAGGACGGATCACGCGAGCGCGCCAGTCAACTGTTTCCCGCCTATGCCTCGATGTTTTTGCGCGTCAAGGACGATGGGCGCTCAGATGCCGCGCTCATAGCTTATTACGGTTTTATCAACGGTGAATCAAAATGAGCGACTATGCCGTCGAAATCAAAATCAAAAACGCCCGCGTGTTGCGTTTGATGCGTCGAGCGGGCATCCCGTCCGTCGCGGCGCTGTCGCGCGCATCTGGTGTGTCGATCAATACGATTTATGATCTGATCAGCTTGAAGCGGGCGCCGTTAAGCACAATCACGGGGGACTGGAGGCCGTCAATCAAAATGCTCGCCGATGCGCTCAATTGTCTGCCCGACGATATGTTTTCCGACGCCCAGCGCGCTGGTTACATGAAGCGCAACAAACGCGTGGTTGAAATGTCTCAGGAGGAGGTCGATCTCCTGCTCGACAAGGGCAACGAGCAGATGTCTCTTGATGATGCGGTTTATGCGGCAGAGCGCACAGATAAAATGGTGAAACTCATTGACGAAATATTAACCCCGCGGGAAGCCTCTGTCATAAAAACTCGATTCGGTTTTGGCGGCGATGACGGAAGAACGCTCACTGAGACTGGGAAGATGCACGGCGTAAGTCAAGAGAGGCTCAGACAGATCGAAGCCAGGGCACTTCGTAAGTTTCAAAGAAAACCAAACAAAGAGCGCCTTGTTGCGCTGTTGTAGACCCCAGCGCGGTGGGATGACCGCGCGCCGCCCGCTGACGGTCTCAGCGATCTAAAATGAAAAGCGAGAAGCAAATGTTAAAGTTCCCGAACTCTAATAACTCAGGCCCTTGGGCGCGTCTTGATGCCCGCACCGGAATCCTCTTCATCTCAAGTTCAGACGGCGACAAGCAGGCGGTGGACCTCAAAAATAAGGTCATTGCACTTGATATTCAGAACGCTACGCAGGGCTGGTTGGCGGTCGATGCCGCACGGGCGGACTGGCACCCGGTCAACGGGGCGTGGGACAACCCGCCCTCCGAGAATCACAAGCCTGGCGTGGACCTCCGCATCTACTCTGCCACCGCGTTTGGCGATTCGCCCATCAGAGCGATGCGCGGAAACTCTCGCGGATTCACTGGGTTCATCAGCGAGGTCGAAGAGCGGGTGTTGGCCGCTTTGGACGGGGACCAGGCACCGGCTGGCACTTGGCCAACGATCAAGATCAACGAAATTACTGTCGTGAAGGCCGGTCAGGGTAGCACCATCTCAGTCGGATTCACTCTGGCCCCGATTGACAAGTGGGCCAGCCCAGAGGGAGCCAGCGCACCGGCTAAAGCGGCGCCGGTTGCAAAAACTGCGGTAATGGCCGACGAAGAGTTCTAAAAAGATAGCCCCCGCGTGGTCGGGAGACGCTGCGCGGGGGCTAAGTATAACGGCGACAATGGAGAAACGCCGCATGGCCGATATTATCACCCTTGAATCCCCCTTGCTATTGTCGTTTTCAGCAAGCGGGAAAACAGCAACCGATCTAACGCCCAAAAGCTATACAATCGGCCAGCTTTTTGACCGGCTTGCCAAGCCAACGGTTGGCCCTAAGGACGGATCGTATTACCTGCGCGGCGGGGACCTGATCGAGCCTAAACGCTCGGATGCAAATCTGCGCACCGCCGAACTCATCATCCTCGACGGCGACTCGCGCATTGACCGCGAAACCGGCGAGATCATCCCTGGCGCACCGCCTATGGATTTCGTCTGCGACGTATTATCGAGCCTCGGCATCACGTACTGCGCCCACACAACCTGGAGCTTTGACCCCGACGCGCCGCTCTGGAAATACCGGGTGATCATCCCGGCTAAGGTGCCGGATCAGGCCACCCTGGTCGCCTGCCTGGATGATCTGTTCGAAGTCCTCCACAAGCGCGGCGTCTGGCTCAATAACGTCAACGAGAACGCTAAGTGGGCGCAGCTTTGGTTCCTCCCCAGAGTGCCGCACCCTGCCGCACTTGACGCGTTCAAGGTGCGGAGCAACATGGGGTCCTGGGCCTATGACGTCGACCGTTCGGTTGCCAGAGCCGCAGCCCGCGCCGGTCGGGAGGCGGAGGTTGTGCGGGTAATCGCCGCCCAATTGCCGCACAACAAGGTCGAGCAAGGCACTTCCATCATCGAGACGTTCAACAAGTCCCACGGTTTGGATTGGGTGCGCTCGACCCTCGAAGCCAAGGGCTACAAGTTCGCGTTCCACCGGGGGGACCAGATATACCGCTACATCGCCCCAGCGTCGGAATCAGGGGATGCCGGCGTTGTGGTGTTCAAGGGGGCGCTGGGCGACTGGTGCTGCTACAGCCACCATGGCGCTCACGACCCCCTGCACGGTCGGCTGACCGACCCCTTCGACCTCATGGCCACCTTCGAGCATGGTGGGGACCGCAAGGCCGCAGCCCGGGCCCTGGCCCAGCCTGACCCCCTGCCGGCAATCCTGCAAATGGCCAGAAAATTTAACTCTGACAATATTGTGGCCATGAAACCGGTTTCGGGTTCAGCGAAACCGGTTTCGGATGAGCCCATCGCCGGGGCCGACGAGAGCCTGGTCCGCGCAACCCTGCTTGAACCTTTCGACCCGGCAACCTTGCCGCCGCGCCGCTGGATATACGGCAGGCACCTCATTAGGCAATTCGTCAGCGTCACCGTCGCACCCGGCGGAGTCGGGAAATCCAGCCTCCTGATCGGTGATGCTTTGGCCATGGCCAGCGGCAAGCCGATCATGGGACAGATGGTCCCGGCACCCTTGCGCGTCTGGCTTTGGAACCTGGAAGATCCGCTTGAGGAGTTGAAGCGCCGCCTCGCCGCCGCTATGCAGCACCACGGCCTCGTGTGGAGCGATTTAGGCGGGCGGCTATACCTGGACAGCGGGCGCGACCAAGGGCTCTGTACAGCGATTACAGGGCGCTCTGGCACCCCTGAGCTTGTGGCCCCGGTTGTCGATGCCGTTGTGGCGGAGATGCAGCGGCGACAGATCGATGCCCTATTGGCTGATCCGTTCGTCTCAACCCATCAGGTTAGCGAGAACGACAATAATGCGATGGACATGGTGGCGAAGTCCTGGGGCCATGTGGCCCAGCGGACCAACGCCGCAATCGAGCTAGTCCACCATTCCCGCAAGCAGCCGGATAAGGTTGAGATGAATGCAGAATCCGCCCGAGGCGGCAGCGCACTCACTAGCGCAGCCCGCGTTGTGAGGGTGCTTAATCGGATGACGGCGCTGGAGGCCGAAAAGGCAGGAGTTGAAAATAACCGGCTATTTTTCAGGGTTTATCCCGACAAACAGAATCTAGCGCCGCCCCTGGAACACTCGACCTGGTATAAGCTGCACGATGTGGCGCTGGAAAACGGGGATCAGGTCGGGGTGGTGGCGCCCTTCCAGTGGCCTGACGCCTTCGACGGGGTGTCAACCAGCGACCTCCGCCGGGTTCAGGCTGCGATTGATACCGGCACCTATCGGGCCGATCCGCGAGCCGATATGTGGGCCGGTAACGTCGTTATGAGGGTGCTAGGGATCGACTCAACAGCGCCGGCATCAAAGGCCAAGGCGCGGCTGTTGCTGACGGGGTGGATCAAGTCAGGGGCGCTTGTGCAAGAGGCCGAAACGGACCCTCGAACACGCAAAACCGTGACCGTGATTCGTGTCGGGGACTGGGCAATCGAGGGCGTGATATGAAAACACGCGCATCAAAAAATGTAATGATTTCAATGTTGCTCCAGTCACGAAAACAACTGGAGCAGGACTGGAGCATGACTGGAGCAGAATGGCGGAAAACCGCCGTTTATACGCCAACGACTGGAGCAGGACCGTTGCGGCCATGTTCTGCTCTAGTCGTCTCCATGTAGGGGATAGGCCTTTAGGCCTACCCCAACTGGAGCAACTTGAGCAATAGGTATTTTCGAGTCGCGCTAAAATAAATCAAACCCCGAGAAAAATGGAGACGAAAATGGACAAGGCAAAACCAAGCAACTACCCAATCGCCGGCATCGATCACCTCCAGGCAGATGCCGCCGCAATAGATGCCGTGCTGGCATCGCTGGACGCTATCGTGGTCCCCCTAGAAGGGAAGTGGGGTGCTGGCAGGTTGCCCATGCTCGTCGAGCCAGCCCTCGCCGCTAAGTTCGGGAGCGCCCAGGCCAAGCTCAATAGCGCGGTCGAAGCCGGCAACGTCGAGGAGGTGGTCAAGCGCGCCGCTGTGCTGAAGAGGGGCTGGCTGGCCCTGGATGCCGCAGCAAGCCCAAATCTCGCGCTGGAGCGCGAGCAGGTCTGGGGGTATGACCACCAGGGCAAACGCTATACCGTTGTCCTGGATCGATCTAAGGCCAATTGGCAGGCATCACACACCGAGGATGCCTCGCTTGTGGTCACCGTCGCGGAATTGTTAACGGTCTGGGAGGCGTCAAAAGTGGCTCAGGTCACCCGCAAGACGCGCTTGGCGTTCCCAGGCGCTCAGGTCACCAGGGTGACAAACGACAAATCCTTGGCCGACGATCTGAACGACGAGGTGCCTTTCTGATGGATAACAACCGCACAGGCCCAAACCCAAAGTCTCTCGAAGAGCGATTCTGGTCAAAGGTCGATAAAAACGGCCCGGTTCCGGCGTATCGCCCAGACCTCGGACAGTGCTGGATTTGGACGGCCAGCATCGGGAGGGGTTATGGAAAATTCTGGGTCGGGCGCAGAGCGCAAGCCCATCGGGTCTCCTACGAAATGCACCGAGGCGCGATCCCGGACGGACTGGATCTTGATCATCTATGCCGGGTTAGGAATTGCGTAAACCCGGACCACCTGGAGCCGGTAACCCGCGCGGAGAACATCAGGCGCGGGGAAACCGGTAAGCTGGTGGGGGCGAGGCAGCGCGCTAAGACGCATTGCAAGAGAGGGCATCCGTATAGCGGGCCGAATCTGGTAATCGAAGCAAGCGGAGCCAGGGCGTGTAAGGCCTGCCGTAGCGCCCGTTCAGCCCGGTGCTACGCCCGATCGATCTCGCCTCGCGTAACCCGGCGCTACGTCCGTTCGATCTCGCCCCAGGCATAGACCAGCCGATTTATTTTGCGTTTCCCACAAGAACGCAATAATGTTGCCCAGAACGTGACCATCGAGCAATGAGTTGTCTCAATGCACACCCCCACGCCCACCCGCCGCGCTACTGCGCCCGCCGCCGAGCCGCCGAAGAAGGCCGCACCGCCGGCGAGCGATTATGCTCGCACCGACAAGGCAAAGCGGTTGGCTAAAATGCTACAGCAATCGCAGCGCAACATGCGCGACGACACGTGATGCAGATCGAGACCGTTAAACTGGCCTCTCTGATCCCCTATGCGCGCAACAGCCGCACCCACTCTGACGCCCAAGTGGCTCAGATCGCTGCCAGTATCAAGGAATTCGGCTTTACAAACCCCGTCCTGATCGACGAGACCGGCAGCATTATCGCCGGTCACGGGCGAGTCATGGCCGCTCGCAAGCTAACGCGCCCCGACGTGCCGTGCATCCGGTTATCGCACCTCACCGAAGCGCAGAAGAAAGCCTACATCATTGCCGACAATAAGCTGGCCCTGAACGCTGGCTGGGACGCCGAGATGCTGTCGGTGGAGCTGGCAGACCTGAAAGACCTCGGCTTCGACCTAGACCTGACCGGCTTTAGCGCAGACGAAATCAACGCGCTGTTGGCACCAATGGCACAGAGGGGCTGACAGACGAGGACGCCGTCCCTGAGCCGCCGGTTGATCCGGTAACTAAGCTGGGCGACGTATGGCTGTTAGGGGATCACCGGGTTATGTGTGGGGACTCGACCAGCATTGATGCGGTTGATACATTACTTGCTGGAGTAAAGCCGCACCTGATGGTGACAGACCCGCCCTACGGGGTCGAGTATGACCCAACGTGGCGAGACGACCAAGATGCGGCAAAAGGAAAAAAAATTGGTGGCAGAGCGGTTGGGAAAGTAAAGAACGACGATTGTGCGGATTGGAGAGAGGCATGGGCGCTATTTCCTGGCGACGTTGTTTATTGCTGGACAAGCGGGCGGTTTCTTCCTGAATCCATATTATCCCTAGAGGCCGCTGGCTTCGAGCGCCGAGTGCTTATTGTTTGGGCGAAGTCGCAGCACGTTTTCGGTCGCGGACATTATCACTCGCAAGAAGAAGAATGCTGGTACGCCGTCAGGAAGGGGGCTACAGGGCATTGGCAAGGCGATCACAAACAGACAACGCTATGGCAAATCCCAAAACCATCAAAATCTGAAACTGGACACGGCACCCAAAAGCCAGTCGAGTGTATGCGCCGCCCAATTGAAAACAACTCAAGCCCTGGCCAGGCGGTTTACGACCCTTTTACGGGGAGCGGGACAACCGTAATCGCAGCCGAGACAACGGGGCGGTGCTGCTATTCGATGGAACTCGACCCAAAATACTGCGACGTCATCGTTAAACGCTGGCAGGAGTTCACGGGCAAGACTGCCACGCTGGAAGCCACAAAAGAGCCGTTTAATTCAGCAAAAACATACGCATGATTGGTTTAATAAAAAGACATGGCACAAAAACCCCATAAACCCACAGATGCTTTGCGCCGCCAAGCTGAGCAAGCCTCGGGCCTCGGGCTCCCGCATGACCAAATCTGCGCCCTGATCGGCATCAGCGACGAAACGCTGCGCAAATACTACGGCCCAGAGCTTGGTATCGGCAAAGCCAAGGCATCAGCCCAGATCGCTAAGACGTTGTTCAACAAGGCACAATCCGGCGACACCACCGCCATGATTTGGTGGACAAAGGCGCAGATGAAATGGACAGAGACGCAAAGGCATGAGAACACTGGCGACGGCGGCGGGCCAGTCGAGCTGACGATCAAATGGTCAGACGGGAAATAAAGCTTTCCTACGTTCCGCGTCCCGCCTTCTACCCGTTCCATGCCCGCAAACATAGATGGTCGTGCCTGGTCGCGCATCGCCGCGCGGGTAAGACAGTCGCGGCCATAAATGACCTGATCCGTTGCGCTGTCATGTCCCGCTCTCCCATGCCGCAATTCGCCTATATCGCGCCGTTTCGATCACAGGCAAAATCCGTTGCTTGGGACTACCTTAAGACGTTTGCCGCGCCGGTCACCAAGGCGAGCAACGAAGCCGAATTGCAAATCGATCTGATCAACGGCGGGCGGATCAGGTTGTTCGGTGCCGATAATGCTGACGCTATGCGCGGATTGGGCTTCGATGGCGTCTTCCTGGATGAATTTGGGGATTTCCGCCCGTCCGTTTGGGGTAACGTCATCCGGCCCACGCTATCGGATCGGCAAGGTTGGGCTGTGTTTGCCGGCACCCCGAAAGGCAAAAACCAGTTTTGGTCAATCTGGGATCAGGCACAGCGCGACCCTGCCGAATGGTTCTCGCTCAAACTCCCGGCATCCGAGAGCGGGTTGCTGCCTCAAGGCGAACTCAGCGCGGCACGGGCGCAGCTATCGGAGGACCAATACCTCCAAGAATACGAATGTTCGTTTGAAGCCGCTATCCTGGGCGCATTTTACGGCACCGAAATGCGGATGGCCGACGAGGATGGGCGTATTTGCCCGGTTAGCTATGATTTAAGCCTGCCCGTGCATACCGCCTGGGACTTGGGATACCGCGACGACACGGCAATCTGGTTCTACCAAGTAGTGCGCGGCGAAGTGCATGTCATTGATTTTCATTCTGTTTCCGGCTCAAACATTGCCGAGCTAGCGGCTGTCGTTAACGCCAAGCCCTACCGTTACGGCAAGCACTACTTGCCGCACGATGCCCGCGCTAAGACGTTAGCCGCTGCCGGAAAGTCTATCATCGAGCAGCTTGCCGAGCATCTCGGCGGTATTAACGGTTTGGCTATCGTGCCTGACCTGTCGGTGCAGGACGGCATCCAGGCTGTTCGTGCGCTTCTGCCGCGTGTTTGGTTTGACGCTGACAAATGCCGCGATGGTATTGAGGCGCTGCGCCAATATCAGCGCGAGTATGACGAGGACAAAAAGTCGTTTCGGCAAACGCCGCGCCATGATTGGTGTTCGCATCCGGCGGACGCATTTCGTATGTTAGCCGTCGCCTGGGTGCAGGAGCCCACAGTTAGGGCTCCGGCCCCCGAGCGGACACTATTGGTTGGCCCAGACAACCGTGCTACGCTAAACGATATGTGGGCTGCTCACGCCCAGGTTGAGAGAAGGAAACGAATATGAGCGGCACCCAGAATCCTTACGCTTATCAGTATGAAACCGTTGCCGTCAGTCAAACCGCCCAGGTTTTGGGTGGCACTGGCGCGGTTGGCGATTACGTTCACCGGTTGATTATCAACGTGATAACAGTTGCAAGCGCAGGCGTTACGCTGATTGATGGATCAACATCCATCGTAATCAGCACCGCTGCCAGCGCAGTATTGGGGCCAATTAGCCTTGAACTAAACATGCGTTCAGCCACCGGCCCGTGGAAGATCACGACTGGCGCTGGTGCGACCGTTGTCGCGGTTGGGATATTCAGCGCATAGGGATTAAGCCATGAACTCAGACACCCAGCGGATTATCGACGCGCTTCTGTATATGGGCGCTCCCAACAACGTGCAGGCCCAGCTTGAGCCGCGTAATGGGGTTTACGAAGCCCCTAACGAAGGCATTGACCAGATGCCTGGGTTTGACCCAGCAACACCGACTGGCTCTGGGACGCCGATGGGCGGCGGGTTGCCGTTTGGCGCGACCAGGGGCGGATCCGATGTTCCAGACGGTTTCCCGGCGGCGCTTGAGACTGCTCTTGGCCCCGAGGAGCAGGCGATTCTTGAAGCCATCATGCGCAAGCAGCAAGAGCGGGCCGCGCAGCGAGGCATGGTCGAATAATGGCTGCCCCGTCCACCCTAGCGGCGGCTTTGAACTACTACGGCAACTCCCGGCTGAAGCGCCGTGAGTTCGACGGCGGCGAGCCGCCCACGCTCGAGGGCCTGGGCGAGCAGTGGCAGGGCGTCAGTGACGCAATCCAGGCAGGCCCAGACAACGCGCGAAAGTGGCTGGAGAAGGAGCCTGGGTATACTTACAGCGCGATAGTCCCGGCGAAGCATGACGCGAGCGGCAAGACGTCATGGGCGCTCCAAGACATGGTCCGCAACCCGCTGATCGGCGCACTCGACCTGATGCAGATGAAGATGGCGCGCGATGAGACCGGCAAGCCGGTCGGCTTGACCGATCCAGGGATAGAGGCGATGGCGACGGCAATGGTTCCGTGGGGCGGGCGCGGCATTGACCGGGGCGTTCTTCGGTCTGGCGGCGGTCCGGTAGAGAAGGGGATTGTTCCGTTCCCGCAGCCTAGAACGGCTGAAGGTTTGGCGGCTAAGTTGCGTGATGCGTTTCCGGATTCGGAAGTCAGAGTGAACCATTCTTTACCCGGCGGGTATGGACAATCTTCCTATGTTGAATTTTCGGCTGCGGAGCCAAAATTGTTATTCGAAAAAAGGAAAGCAGACTGGACTGCCGCCGGAAAAGGCAGCGGGCGAGGTCCGGAGCCTATAATGCCTAGCCGGATTGCCCATGAATATAGATTGAGCGACCACGATCTTGGGGATCGGCGCGCTCGTCAATACACGCGGCTGTTCGGTCAGGATATGACCGATGCCGATATGTTGCGATTGATTTCCGACTTGCGGGAACAGACGTTCCTCGGCAAGGTCGCGCCGCCTGACCCTCGCATTGCGGAAGCCATGTTCGGTGCCACTAGCAACATTGGCAAGGGCATCGTCCCGGAGCTTACAAAGGCGCTGACGCCCAAGCCATTTGTCCCCCGCGCAGAGGCGGCGCTCCCGATGGACGAAGCATCACGCATGGCGCGGGCGAAGGCGATGGGGTTTGACGTTGACGCCTATCACGCCACAACCAGGGATTTTCCAGCTTTTGACAACGCTCAAATCGGGTCGAACCTCGACACGGGCTATTATGGGACGGGCCACTATTCAGCGCCGACCCCTCTTAACCGACGCGGGGAAGCAGAGGGGCCGTTAACTAACTATATCGCCGGAAATTACGATAAAGACGGGCCAATCTATTTCAAAGGCGCAAATATCATCCCGCTTAAACTGAAAATGAACAACCCGCTAATAATTGACAAGGCGGACATCCCGAACGGAAAACTAACGTCTAGGGTCGAAGAATTGACCGGGTTTAAGTCAACGTTTGGATGGCCGCTTGAGGAATCGCAGCGCCCGGAGTTTATGGCGGCGGTAAAGAAGGCTGGATATGACGGGGTTAGGGTCGATTATGACGGGAAGCCGATAGAGTATGTGTCCCCGGACCCCACGCAAATCCGTTCCCGTTTTGCCGCCTTCGACCCCGCGAAAGCCGACAGCGCCGACCTGCTGGCGCTGGCGCTCGGCACGGTTGGCGTGGGTGCCGCCGCTGCCGCGCGACCGGGCGCGGAACAACCCTATGACTGACAGGCTCAACCATGGCTGACATGACCGCTACCGGCGTCGAGAAATATCTCGCAGTTATTTCCGCCTACGAAACCGAGTTCAAGCGGTGGGAAGGCCGGGTCACGCGCATCATTCGCCGTTATCGTGACGACACGCGGACGGCAAGCAGCAGCGATACGGCAAAGTTCAACATCCTGTGGTCAAACGTCCAGACCTTGATCCCGGCGGTGTATGCCAAGCTCCCGAAGGCCGATGTGGCGCGTCGATTCGGTGACAATGACCAGGTTGGGCGCGTGGCCGCGCTGTTGATCGAGCGGGCGCTAGACTTCGAGGTCGAGCATTACCCTGATTTCCGCGCAACGATGACATATTGCGTCGAGGATCGCTTTCTGGGCGGTCGCGGCGTGGCCTGGGTGCGGTATGAGCCGCACGTGCGCGAGCAGGATGTGCCGGAGGACGGGCTACAGATCACCGAGGACTCCGACGATGAGGAGCTGGGCGCCACCGAGGCCCCAGAGCAAGCGGACATCTACGAAGCGCCACAGGATGAATCCGTTGACCCGACTGCCGGCGAGGTTGAGGTCCAGGAGGAGATTGTTTACGAGTGCGCCCCGACCGATTACGTCCATTGGAAGGATTTCGGCCATAACATCGCCCGCACCTGGGAAGAGGTGACCGAGGTTTGGCGCTGGGTTTACATGAACGAAGACGCCATTATTGAGCGATTTGGTGCCGAAAAAGCCAAATCTATCCCAATGGACAGCAGCCCAGAGCCGCTTTCCGGTCGCGGAGCGAAGCAAGACGCGAGTCAGGCTCGTATTTGCGAGTTGTGGTGCAAAACGACCGGCAAAGTCTATTGGATGAGCAGGGGTTTGCCCGATTTCATTGATGAGCGGGATGATCCGCTGGGGTTGGAGGAGTTTTTCCCCTGCCCCAAGCCGTTATATTCCACGATGACCTCCGATACGCTGATGCCGGTGCCGGATTTCGTGCTGTATCAGGACCAGGCAAACGAACTCGACATCCTTTCCGACCGGATTGACGGCCTGGTGAAGGCTTTGCGGGTGCGCGGCGTCTATGACGCATCGCAGCCCGCACTGCAGAGATTGATGACCGAGGGCGACAATAATTCGCTGATTCCGGTCGATAAATGGATGGGATTCTCCGAAAAGGGTGGATTGAAAGGCAGCATCGACCTATTGCCGCTGGACGTTTTGTCGAACGCATTGACGCAATGCTATCGCGCCCGAGAGGACATCAAGGCGCAGATTTACGAGATCACCGGCATTAGCGATATCATTCGAGGCCAGACATCGGCGTCTGAAACTGCTACAGCGCAACAGATTAAGGGCCAGTATGCAGGGCTGAGGCTTCGGGCGATGCAAGAGGAGGTGGCGCTGTTTGCCACATCGTTGCTGAGGATGAAGGCGCAGATCATCTGCACCAAGTTCCAGCCCGAGACAATCCTGCAATACGCCGCTGCCATGCAGCTGACCGAAGCCGACCAGCAGATGATCCCGCAGGCGCTGGAACTGCTGAAGGATGACCCGCTTCGCAGCTTCCGCATCGAAGTCGCATCCGATTCCCTAGTCCAGATTGACGAGAATCAGAACAAGCAGGACCGTTTAGAGTTCATCCAGGCGTTCGGCGGGTTCTTGCGTGAGGCTTTGCCGGCAGCGCAGGCATCGCCTCAATTGGTGCCGATGCTAATCGACCTGATGAAATACGGTGCCGGTGCCTTCAAAGGCGCTCGCATGATTGAGGGTTCGCTGGATCGCGTCTTGGAGGACTTCAAGAAGCAGCAAGCGCAACCGCAGCAGGGCCAGCCGAACCCTGAGATGGTGAAGCTCCAAGCCGAGCAGCAATTCGCTCAGATGAAGATGCAGGCCGACGGCCAAGCAGCTCAGGCTAAGGCCCAGATGGACGCCCAGATCGCGCAGGCGAAGATACAGGCCGACATGCAGATCGAGCAGATGAAGCTTCAGGCAGCGGCGCAAGCCGAGGCACAGCGCCAGCAATACGAGGCCCAGATCAAGGAGACCGAAACAAACAGCCGCGAGCAGATGGACCGCTGGAAGGCCGAACTGGATGCGGCAACCAAGGTTATGGTCGCTCGGATATCGTCAAATCCAGGCGGCGAGATGCTTGATTCGCAGCTTGCCGCCAATTCTCTCTTTGTCCAAGAGCTTGGCGACAGCGTTAAGGCGGCGACCGACCGAATGGCAGAAGTGCATGGGAATATGGCAAATATGCACGGCGCAACGATGGAGAACATCAACGGCATTCTGGGCGTTCTGAGTGCGCCCAAGCGTGTTGTTCGCGGCCCTGATGGGCGTGTTACCGGCGTTGAAGTGGCGTGATGGATGGCGGATGGGATACAGGAACGTGGGACGGTGCGACTTGGGATTATGTGAGTCCCATCGTCGTTATCGATACGCACGACGGAAAGAAGCTAAAGGCTCGCTTTGACAAAGCCTCGTCCGAGAAGAAGCGGCGGCGGGACAAGATACTGGAAGCCTATGAGATTGTGTTTGAGGGTAGGCCAGCAGTGGCCGAGGAGATTGCAAAACCGTTTGTAGTCCAGGCGACAACCAAAAGGCCGGTTAGAACAATAAATCTGGAAAAGCTGTTGAAGGACGTAAACGCGATTGAGCGGATTATGAGAGAATTGCAAGACATCGACGATGAGGAGGCTTTGGCGTTGTTATGGTGACTTATGTAATTCGGAACGGCAAGCTTGTGCAGAAACATGCGGTTGTGAAAGACACCCGCCAGATAATGCCCGACATCAAGCCGTATAAGTCCATGATTGACGGCCATATGGTTACGAGCCGGTCGCACCATCGAACGCATTTGCGCGACCACGGTTGCATCGAAGTCGGCAACGAAAGCATGGAAACCAAGCTTGCGCCGCCTAGCAAGGAGGCAAGACGCCGCGCCTTACATGAGCAACTCCGCGACATGACGGATAACGATGCCAACAGGATTCTGTCCCGATTAAGGGACGAAGCGCATAACCAGCGCAGATGAAAAGGAAGAGGAAGTGTTATGGATGAAGCCCCACAGGTTGACATTCCAGTCGAGACAGTTGAAGCGGAAGCCCCGGTTGATCGGAAGGACTTGCTTTCCCAGCAGTTCTCCGAGGTCGAGAAGGACGCCCCGGTAGCCCAGCGGTCGCGTGATGATGCTGGCAAATACTTAAACGAGGCTAAGGCAAAGCCCGCCGCGCCCGTTGCGCCGGTAGTCGAGGAGCCGCTGTGGAAACGCCCGCCAGCGTCCTGGAAAAAGGAATACCACGAAGCTTGGCAGACGGCAGACCCTCGCTTGCAGGAATATGCGCACAAGCGCGAATCCGAAATGCATGAAAGCTGGAAATCAGCGGCCAGCAAGGCCGAGTATGCCGACACGGTTCAGAAGATCATGGAGCCGTATATGAATACGGTCCGCGGCCTGGGCCTGGACGCGCCGCAAGCCATCAAGGGCCTCATCGAGGCTGACCACATCTTGCGCAGCGGCCACCCCCAGCAGAAGGCTGAATACTTTGCCCAATTGGCGCAGCATTACGGAATCGACATCGGACAGGCTAGGGCGGCGGCTCCCCAGGGCGGCATGGATCCGAACCTGTCTGCTTTGGCAAACCAACTTAATCAGGTTCGCGGCGAGGTTCAAGCTTGGAAGCAAAACCAGGAATCTCAGCAGAACCAAGAGGTGATGAACGACATTGTTGCTTTTTCTCAAAAGAACGAGCATTTTGAAGCAGCGCGTCCGACTATGATTGCACTCCTACAGAGTGGCCAGGCGGACACGTTAGAGATTGCCTACAAGAAAGCACTACGCCTTGACGACAACCTCTTTGAAGCCACACAGCAGGCCTCACAGGCACAGCAGGCGGCGGTGAAGAGGGCAGCAGCGGATCGTGCTGCTAAGTCGGCTCGCGCGGCGGCGGTAAGCGTCAGAAGTTCCACACCCGGGACGCACACGGCTTCCAAAGCGCAAGATAGACGTTCTCTGTTGTCTGAACAGTTCAACAACATGAATGAACGCCTTTGAACTGATAGGAGAGCATCATGGCCTTTGCCAATAGCTCGATCAGTGACATCATTGCGACTAACATCCAGAGCCGCAGCGGTGAACTGGCCGACAACGTTTCAAACAACAACGCCTTGCTTCGTCGCCTTAAAGAACGCGGCAACGTGAAGACGTTTACTGGTGGTAACGTGATTTTGCAGGAAATCATGTACAACGACTCCACCACCAACAACACCAACTCGTACAGCGGCTACGAAGTGCTGAACGTGTCGCAGAACTCGCCCATCAGCGCGGCGCAGTTCTCGATCACTCAGTATGCCTCTGCGGTGTCCATCTCGGGCCTGGAAATGATCCAGAACTCGGGTAAGGAAGCCATCATCGAACTCCTCGATGGTCGCATGGACGTTGCGGAAGCTCAGTTGATGAACCGCATCGGTAGCGATGTGTATCTTGACGGTACTGGCAACAGCGGTAAGAACATTACCGGTCTGGCCGCTGCGGTCCCAGATGCGCCCACCACCGGCACTTACGGCGGCATCAATCGCGCAACCTTCTCGTTCTGGCGTTCGGTTGCTTACAGCGGCTTGACCAACGGCGGCAGCGCGACTTCGGCCTCAAACATCCAGCAGTATATGGATGCGGTTGCCGTCCAGCTCATCCGTGGCACGGACAAGCCGGATCTGATTGTTGCCGACAACAACTACTACAAGCTGTATTTGCAGTCGTTGCAGAGCATCCAGCGTATTACGGACTCCGGTTCGTCGATGGCTGGTGCTGGTTTTGCGTCACTCAAATACTACGGTGCCGGCATGGCGTCTGACGTTGTGCTGGATGGCGGTGTCGGCTCTGCCGCGACTGCCAACCACATGTGGTTCCTGAACACCAAATACTTGATGTTCCGTCCGCATGTTGACCGGAACTTCGTGCCAATCGGCGGTGATCGCCAAGCGGTCAACCAGGATGCAGTTGTGAAACTCATTGGCTGGGCCGGCAACCTCACCTCATCTGGCCCGCAGTTCAGCGGCGTCTTGACCGCTTGATCAGAAGGGAACCCAGAACATGGCTTATTCTTTTGTTGAACCCCGCGCCGGGATGCTCAACATCGATCAGACCGACGCTGGTGTGACGATGGCTAACGGCTCTTCGGCTGTTCCGACGCCTCCGGCGACGCTCGGTCAGGTTGTTCGTGCGTTTGACCCGACCTACGGTGAGGGTGAATTTATCCTCCTCGTTGGTGTTGCTTCCACGGTCGTTGGCTCGCTTGTCAGCTACAACGCCACCACCTACCAGACGGCTCTGTCGGCCAATACGGCCAACCTTGCTGGCCCGGTTGCGGTAGCGATGTCCGCTTGCACGGCTGGCCTGTTTGGCTGGTATCAGATCGGTGGTCTGGCGGTCATCAAGAAGACTGCGGTTGCTACCTCGCCCCAGGTTGCGGTTTACCAGTCTGCTACGACTG